AGGTGGTGGCTCTATCAAGCTTGCTACCAACTCTGGTGCTGCTACAGATGCTAACGGCTTTGCGATTGGTGCTGGTAACGGTATCGTCGTTGGAACCAACACCATCTCTGTTGATGCGACAGTAGTAGCCCGAAAGTACTCAACCACGCTTTCTACATCAGCTACCTCATACACAGTAACTCACAACCTAGGAACCCTAGACGTTCACGTTCAAGTCTATGAAGTATCCACTGGGGAAGAGGTTATTGTAGACAACATACGAGCTACAACATCCACCGTAACACTTCTTTTTGCATCTGCACCAACAGCTAATGCATACAGAGTAGTTGTAATCGGATAATATAAATGAGTACAAAAGCATTAGTACCCTTAAACGTACTGGCTAGAGGCAGCGAGCCTGTTGGTCAACGAGCAGGTGACTTATACTTTGATACTACAACATTAAAGTTAAGAATATATGATGGAACACTTTGGATTGACATTGTCGGTACTGGTGGGTCATCTCAACTTCAAGTAGATGGTGGAAGACCAGCTTCTTTCTACGGTGGAACACCGAATGTAGACGGCGGGTATCCGTCTTCTACATTTGAGGGGTCTTACACAGGTTCTTATGACGGAGGAGTTTCGTAATGGCAGTTAATATTCTACTACGCAGAGGAACTGCGGCTGAGTGGACCGCATCAAACCCAATTCTTCTTGAAGGTGAAGTTGGCGTAGAAACTGACAGTAAAAAGCTTAAAGTTGGAGACGGGCTTACAGTTTGGGCTTCTCTACCTTATATCACTTTAACCCCTGCGGCTGCAGCAGCCCTATACGCTCCACTTGCTAACCCAACCTTTACAGGTACGGTTTCTGGCGTTACAAAATCCATGGTTGGCTTAGGTTCAGTAGACAACACATCAGACGCTAATAAGCCAGTATCAACTGCCCAGCAAACAGCACTTGATTTAAAGGCGCCACTTGCTAACCCAACCTTTACAGGTACGGTTTCTGGCGTTACAAAATCCATGGTTGGCTTAGGAAACGTTGATAATACAACGGATGCTAATAAGCCAGTATCCACATCAACACAAACAGCCCTTGATTTAAAAGCACCTCTAGCCTCACCTACTTTTACTGGCTCAGTTTCCTTTGACACTGGTGTCGCTCTTATCTTTGAAGGCGCTACAGCAGATGGTTTTGAAACTACATTAGCAGTAGCAGACCCTACAGCAGATAGGTCCTTAACTCTTCCAAATGCAACAGGAACATTGGCTACACAAGAGCATGTAGCAAGTGAAATAGGGACACACGTTTCAGATACAACTTCTGTTCATGGCATTGCCGATACCGCAGACCTTGCAACTAAATCATACGCAGATACTGCAGCCTCTAACGCAGTCGCTACATCACTTGGTACTCACGAAGCAGATACACTATCCGTACATGGAATTGCAGATACCAGTCTCCTTGTAACAACAACTGGCACACAAACTCTAACTAACAAGACTATTACCACTCCAGCAGGACTAACAAAGAATGACGTTGGTCTTAGCAACGTAGACAATACTTCAGATGCAAACAAACCAGTTTCAACTGCTACACAAACAGCGCTTGATCTTAAGGCAAGTATTTCTGCAATTGCAGAGTTAGCACAGGATGCCGTAAATACAGCAGTTGTTGCTGGTGTAGGACTTGATAAAGTTTATGATGACGAATCTAATACTATTACTCTTGATATTGATTCAACGGTAGCAACTAAGACCTATGCTGATGGTGCAGTTTCAACACACTCTTCGGATACAACTTCTGTACACGGTATTACAGATACAGCAGAGCTTGCAACAAAGGCATATGCTGATAGTGCTGTTTCTACACACACCTCAGACACAACATCTGTTCATGGGATCACAGATACCAGCCTCCTTGTAACAACAACTGCGTCCCAGACTCTTACAAATAAAACAATTACCACTCCACTTGGTTTAGTTAAATCAGATGTGGGCCTAGGCAACGTAGATAACACAGCAGACGCAAGCAAGCCTGTATCAACAGCGCAACAAACCGCTCTTGATTTAAAAGCCAACCTTTCAGGCCCTACATTTACGGGAACAGTTTCTGGAATTACCAAGTCTATGGTTGGTCTTGGAAACGTTGACAACACAACAGATGCATCAAAGCCGGTATCAACTGCTCAGCAAACAGCCCTTGACCTTAAGGCAAACCTTTCTGGAGCAACATTTACAGGAGCCATTTCTGGAACTAGCTTAACTCTTTCTGGCGACTTAACGGTTAATGGAACTACTACAACATTAAATTCAACAACAATGTCTGTAGATGATAAAAATATTGAATTAGGCTCAGTTGCTAGCCCATCAGATGTAACCGCCGATGGTGGAGGTATTACACTTAAAGGAACAACAGATAAAACCTTTAATTGGGTAGACGCCACAGACTCTTGGACATCTTCAGAGCACATCAACCTTGCTTCAGGAAAAGACCTAAAGGTAAATGGAACTGCAGTTATTAGCTCAACTGCTGGTGGATTTATATTTACTGATGGCACACAGACAAAAGAAGGAACTCCTTCTCGTACACCAATTATTCAAAAGACAGATTCTTACACACTATCAGCATTAACTGAAAGAGATTCACTAATTGAAGTTGCAAAAGGGTCTGCAGCAACAATTACAATTCCACTAAACTCAGCAGTAGCCTTCCCAGTTGGAACATCAATTGATATTCTTCAAACTTCTACAGGACAAGTAACAATTGCAGGAGCTGCTGGAGTAACAGTAAATTCAACACCAGGATTAAAACTTAGAACACAGTGGTCAACTGCAACTCTCTTTAAAAGAGCAGAAAACACCGGGGTTGTTTACGGCGATCTGACAGCGTAATAGGGAATTATAAATGGCTAAGAAGACGGGTAAACGTTCTGCTGCATCTAATGACTTTCTAGAGCCATTAGCGCCAACAGGCGTATCTGCTTCAAACGTTGGAACAGGCAGACCGTTTAACAATGGCGCCGCCACAGTTACCTTTTCTTTGCCTGCACTATCCCCTGCCGCTACATCGTTTACTGTAACTTCATCTCCTGGCGGATATACAGGAACTGGTGCATCTTCTCCGATTACAGTTGAAGGGTTGCAGTCTGCTACGGCCTACACATTTACCGTAACAGCAACTAACGCTGCTGGAACTTCTCAGGCATCTGCAGCATCAGCTTCTATTACAGCAACAACGGTTCCCGCACAAATGTCTGCTCCAACCCCAACTGCTGGTGTTAACCAAAACTCAATTGCTTTCTCAGCAGCAGCAACTGGTGGCAGCACCATCACCAGCTTTACCGTAACAGGCTCTGATGGAACTTCTGGGTCAGGCGCTACCTCTCCAATTGTCATTGGAGATACTCCTAACACTTCTCAAACATATACAGTTACAGCTACTAATGCTAATGGAACAAGTGTTGCTTCTCCTGCCTCTGGGTCTATTACTACCATAGCCCCATTCTTCCCACCATTCTTCCCACCGTTCTTCCCGTTCTTCCCATTCTTCCCTCCTTTCTTCCCTCCATTCTTCCCGTTCTTCCCACCATTCTTCCCACCGTTCTTCCCATTCTTCCCATTCTTCCCACCATTCTTCCCACCATTCTTCCCATTCTTCCCACCATTCTTCCCACCGTTCTTCCCATTCTTCCCACCTAGCTTCCCATCCTTTGGTGGCTGTGGAGCAGCATGCTGGATGTGTAACTATGACTTCGGTGCAGGGTGCGGTTGTTCGTGCGCCTTCTAAGATATGGTATATTTATTAAGTAATTACAAAAGGAGAACTTAATGAGTACGTATGTGTATGCAACAAAAGTATCTGAAGACTCTTACGAAGTTTTTAATATGCTGCATCTTGAGAGTCCTCATGCGGACCCTCTAATTCAGCGCATTGAGAATGCGCTAGATAGCGGTCTTCCAATAACAACATTGGTTACAACAGACCTACCAAATGTATACCCTGGAGCAGTTTGGGATGGTGAAGCTTTTGTTGGAGGAGAAAGGCCTGAAAGGTACAACGATACCCCTGACTGGGGAAAGTACTCGTTCCTAGTAGATAACACCCTGTTCTTAACAACAGTATCCCCAAAAGATAGTCACACAGATTTAATGAACGCCGCCGCTTTTGCACAAGAAGTTATTCTTCTTAGAATACCAGAGGGCCAAACAGTTAATCGTGGCTCTATCTGGGACGGCACAACCTTTACGTCTCCAGAGTAACCTATGTCTAAATGGAGTGAATGGAAAGAGGCTCTTGGAGACTCAAGGCCTTGGCACTTAATTGATTCTGGCAAAAGAATTGATGACCAGGAAATTATTAAAAAAAGACTTGATGAATGCATGTCTTGTGAAAACCTTATTAAAGTTACAAAAAGCTGTAAGCTATGCGGATGCATTATGCCGTTAAAAACAACGCTTGCAGATGCAGAATGCCCTATTGGAAAATGGAAAAGACAGCCACTTAATTAGTTTATAGGAAGGCAAAAAATGCACAATGAAAATGAAAACATCTGGTTTACAAAAGATAGGTCAGAGACTGCATCAAATAGAGTTCCTGAAAGAGCTCTAGACGATAAAGTAAGTGTTAAAAATTTAGGTTTGGGACTACACCTCTACCAAAACACTTTCTCAAGTGAAGATGCCGCAAGATACATTAACACTCTTGAGTCCAATCTATCATCAGGCAACAAATATATGTGGTCAGAGGCGCAAGTTACACAGTCTGCTGTCCCAGTTAAGCGGGCAAGAGACTGTGTAGATTTTAAGTATAAGCAGGAGAACCTTGGGCCAAGAGATGAGTCAAACGCTGAACTTATAGACTTGCATGAGGAGATATACCAAAAGCTTAAGTACTGTATAGACGACTATGCTAGGTATTGGGGTATTAACGTCGTATATTACGAAGCTTTTAACTTTGTAAAGTATGAAGGGGCAGGGACTCACTTCAACATTCACGCAGACCACGGTCCTGCATACAACTGCACAGTATCTGCGGTTATTTATATTAACGATGATTATGAAGGTGGAGACCTTAAGTTCCCAAGACTTGATAACTTAGTTTATAAACCAAAAGTAGGGGACATTGCAGTATTCCCATCAAACTATATTTATGAGCACGCTTCTCTGCCGATGGTTTCAGGTACAAAATATTGCGTTGTTGTGATGACAGACATTAACGAGTTAGGCCACAAGTAATGGCTTTAATAGCCATATTTAGGTCTTTTCGTCCGTGGATAGATAAGAAGCATATTTCTGTTCCCGTACCAACACAAAAAGAAATGCCTGCTTGGTATAAAGATGCAGACAGATTTGCAAAAATGCCAAGTGGGGAATACTACAAAGCTCCAAAAGAGATTTGCCCATTCCCTAAAGAGGGTACGACAGATGACTATGGAAAAATTCCTACGTGGAAAGCGTGCCCAGCTATTATGGACGCCTTTACAACTGGGTACATCTTTAAAACACCGTGCGACTTAACTTTCTACAAAAATAATCAGGGAATCATAGATGTAAAAATTGATAACCCTAAGTACAAAGATTTCTGTACCCAAAGGCCCCCAATGCCACAGTTTGAGCATCCAAAAGGATACTATCAAACTCATTTTGCTTGGAGCTCTCCTTGGGGACTAGAACTTCCAGAGGGATACAGCGCACTGTTTATGACCCCAATAAATAGGTTTGACTTACCATTCCTAAATACTACTGGCGTTGTAGACTCAGACAAACTTCACTTACTTGGAACTTTCCCATTTTTTCTTCCAGAAGGTTGGGAAGGTACCATTCCAGAAGGAACTCCGTATATGCAGGTTCTTCCGTTTAAAAGAGAAAACTGGGAACACAAAATAGACATTCCAGACCAATCTACAATGTATGATAAATTAGTAAAGAACATGCAATTTTACCGTCAGCCTGATGGCGGCATATACCAAACCAAAGTTTGGTCAAAACGAGACTACAAATAGGAGAATGTAATGCAAACATGGACAGAAAAAGTTGATTTAGGCAGTGGCATCTTTTGCTATAAGGGCGTCATCAATAAAGACATTGATGTTATAGGTAGAATTGAAGCAAACCTTAAGCCAGAAGGAGATGTGACTGGATATGCTTGGCAACCCGCGTATGTTGGGTATAAGCAGCTTATGCCAGAGTACAGAGACTGCAACGACTTCAAGTTTAAGAAGACAGACATTGAAAACGACAAGAGTCAGGTCAGTTTAAACCTTCAATCTTTGTGGCAAGACTTATACGACGTTAAATTGCCTGCGGTTCAAGACTATTCCAAGATGTACAACATTAACAATCTAAAGTACTGGGAAGCATTCAACTTCATTAAGTACGGTCCAGGACAGCACTTTATGGAGCATCATGACCATGGATTTTCTTATAACTGTACAGTTTCTTTAGTTGGATATCCAAATGATGACTATGAAGGTGGCGAGCTTTACTTTAGGTTACAAAACTTAAAGGTTAAAGCAGATGCTGGAGACCTGTTTATTTTCCCATCAAATTTTATGTACCCACATCAAGCAATGCCAGTAACCTCTGGAATTAAGTATTCTATTGTAACAATGCTTGATTACAGCAAAAAGTTTCACACCCCAGAGATGTATAGCGCAGAGTCAGATTAATGTTTAACATCTCCGTTGAAAAGACACAGGGGGCTCTTTTTGATGTCCAACCTATGTCAATTAAAAGAGACTGGATGGATGCAACATCAGAAAATCATGCTTACAGGTGTTTTCCAGTAACCCAGTCAAATGTAATTGGCTGGAGTCTATCGTGCTTACAGGACATTGAGTTTATTTGGGATGGAATAAACGACCAAACACCAGACCGTGTCCAAGTGTTTAGTCCAGAAGGGGCTTATTCTGGTAGAGGTCAATCCTCTATAAGCTTAAACACGGGACTGGTTTTTAGAACAGATGAAGATGTCAGTATCTTTACCATTAACCCAGTAAATTATTTTAGTGATGAGTTTGAAACCATGTCGTCCCTAATCAGCACATCTTTTTACGACAACCCATTGCCTTTAGCTATCAAGGCAAAGATTGCAAATAAGAGGGTAGTTATTAAGGCTGGAACCCCAGTCGCCACAATTATCCCGATATCTTTGTCAAAGTTAAATGGAACAAACATTGAAGTTGTTGAGTACCAAGACCCAGGTAACAAACGATTAAACGCCAACATGTCCTATGGGGATGCCGCACAAACGGTAAACTCTGCTGGAAAATGGACAGATTGGTACAGAGACGCTGTAAACGAAAAAGAAGAAACCCTAGGCTCTCATGAAGTAAAAACCCTAAAATTAGGGGTAATAGATAAAACGAAAAGGGATACACTATGAGTATGGAACAAAACAAAGATTCGTATACTGTAGCAAAAAGAACGCCATCTATGACCCCGTCAGGCTGGTTTGGGGATAGCAAAGACATGATTGTTGAGCTAGAGAACTTCATGACCCAAGAAGAGATAGAGTTCTTAGAAAAAGCTGCTAAGTCTTTAACAATTTGGGATGTTACGGAAAGCCATACGAATGAGAATGGGACCGTTACCTACGACTCAGACTATTGGAAAGACCGAGTCGCAACTCAACCAACACTAGACAAAAATGACCCAAAAATATCCCCAGTAATTGCTGGGCTATTTCAACGACTAAGACCAATTATTGAAGAGTTCTACCAGGTAGAAGTTATACCAACTGGGACAACTATTGTTAAATGGCTTCCTGGGCAGTTTCAAAAACCACACGCTGATAAAGAGCTCCACGAGGGCCCCGACGCTGGAACACCTAACGACTTTCCAAACTATGACCTATCAAGTTTGTTTTATTTAAATGACGACTATGAGGGCGGAGAGCTGTACTTCCCACTACAGGGTGTGCAGTTTAAGCCTAAAAAAGGCGCTGCTTACTTCTTCCCAGGTGACAAAAACTATATTCACGGGGTTACTGAAGTAAAAAGCGGCTTACGTTTTACATGCCCATTTTTTTGGGAAATAACAAAGCATACAGGAGACAAACAACCGTAAGGACAGGTTACAATACAACTATGAAATCAATTTACGATATCCCACTTAACTCAGCTGAGGGCTCCCCTGACTTCTTAAGTCAATTTAAGGGTAAAGTAACCCTGTTGGCTAATACGACCGTTGGCTGTGGTAACGCTAATCAAATGGAAGTTCTTCAATGGCTTCAAGATAAGTACGGTGGAGATGATTTCCAAGTGATTGCTATTCCTACAAATGACTACTGTGGACCTGGCGTT